GAAGACGGGGCTGGAACAGGAAAAGCTTTAGCGGATTCAAAATCCTATTCAATTACATGTATCGGGGCACTTTTAGGAACGATTTCTTCCGCACAAGTACACCGAAATATTGGTCACGTTGCAAACTTTAATCAAGTTGACGGAACAGAATTCGACGAACCAGCAATTGCAATAACAGGAACGACTTTTCTTGTTAAGGATCAAACGTCTTCGGCTTTGGATTCGTTGAATGATTACGGATATATCTTTTTAAGAAAATTCGTCGGGTATTCTGGGACATATTACAACGATTCGCCGACATGTATTCCCGTAACAAGCGATTACGCGTACATTGAAAACAACAGAACAATAGACAAGGCTGTTCGAAGTGTTAGAACTTTGCTTCTTCCATTTACGAACGCCCCTTTATATGTTAATGAAGACGGCACGCTGACTGAAGACGTAATTTCTTTGTATAAAAACGAATGCGACAGGGCTTTAGAACAAATGGAAATTGACGGCGAATTGTCGAATTTCTTGGTAACCATTAACCCAGCGCAAAACGTTTTGACGTCTTCGAAAGTTTCAATAGCTTTGAAGCTTGTTCCTGTCGGGGTTGCACGTGCAATTGAAGTGAATATAGGTTTCGCTGTTAATTTATAAACTTTAAAAATTTAAAAAAATGGCAACACCATTAATAAACGGAAGGGCTTACGATTTTACACAGATAATCGTAACTATTTTAGGCGTTCCAGTTACTTCTGTATCTAAGTTGACATACAACCAGAAACAAGAGAAAAAGAACAACTACGGACAGGGAAATTTTGCTGTTTCAAGGGGACAAGGTATAATTGAAGCGGACGCGAGTATAGAAATGTCTATGAATGACATCGAAGCAATTCGCGACGTGGCTTTGAATGGTTCTTTGTTGAACATTCCCGCTTTTGATATTACCATATTTTTTGGAAATCCACAAAAACCAGTAACGCACGTTTTAAAAAATTGCGAATTTGTTTCCGACGGCGTGGACGCGTCCCAAGGAGACACAGACGTAAAACAAACGTTCGACTTGGTTCTTTCTCACGTCAAATTTAGATAGGAAAAACGTTCTAAACTATAAAATAAAACCGCTCAATTAGGGCGGTTTTTTTTGTATATTTGGAATTCATAAAAAACAAAATCAAATGGAAAAAGAAACAATTTTAAATGAAGTTCCGAAGAACGCTAAATTCGTTCTGGAAGTAGAAGGAAAAAAGGCGTATTTGAAAGCAATTTCAAGAGCGACGTTGGAGACAGCTATGGGGTTAATCATGCCGACGCACGGAAACCCGCGTTTAATTACGGCTGGCGAAATAATCTTGAATAGTTGCTGGATTTCTGGGGACGAAGAAATAAAAAAAGACGAAGAACTTCTTGTCGAAGCGTGCCTTCAAGCCGTTTCTTTAATCGAAAGAAAAGAAGCTTCTTTAAAAAAGTTATAGAGCGGTATCGACTGAATTTAGACGACGAAAACGCGGACGAACTTAGAAAAATGTCCGCGTTAATTCGTTTTTATTTTAAGGTCGACCCATATAAATTAAGCGATAAAAAATTCGCGAAATTATGGGGCGATTTGGAATTCTGTTTGAAGCACCAATCCGACCGCTATATGCCACACGGGGAAACTGAATAAATTTATATTATGTCACAAAATCGCGAGGAATACATAATTTCGTTAATAGATAGGGGGGTTTCTTCTGGGCTTCGGGACGTTTCGTCCAGCGTTAACGATTTACGCGACAAAATGGACGGATTGCAAACGAAGGTCGGAAGCGGTTCGCGTGGGCTTTCTGGTTCTTTGTCTGGACTGGTCGGAATGGTCGGAAGGCTTGGGGCTGTTGCTGGGGTTGGTTACTTAGCGAAACAAGTTTGGGACTTAGGCACAGGAATGGAACAAACCCGCGTCGCTTTTGGTACGTTTATGGGCGACACACAGAAAGCGAATAAGCTTATCGGGGAATTAAACCAATTCGCCAACGTGACGCCGTTTGATAATGCCGAAGTAATAAAATCGGGGCAAATGCTTCTGTCGGCTGGAATGGTTGCCGACGATATTAAAGGTTCTCTTGGAACTTTAGGGGACATTGCTTCGGGGGTAAAAATGCCCTTAGATGAATTAGCTCAGATTTATTCAAAATCAATGAATAAGGGCAAATTACAAGCGGAAGAATTGAACCAGATTTCGGAACGCGGAATTCCTTTAATGCAAGAACTCGCGAGAATGACAGGAAAGTCGAAAGGCGAATTATATAAACTTGCGGAAAGCGGGGCGATTACTTCGGACGTACTTACAACAGCTTTTCAAAATATGACATCGGAAGGCGGTATTTACAATAATTTAATGCAAAAACAATCCGAAACGACGGCGGGGAAATTTTCAACGCTTATCGGACAACTTCAAACGATAGGAATAAAAGTCGGCGAAGCTATTCTTCCAGTATTAAACGCATTCGTTTCTTTTGGCGTTGCTATTACGTCAAATAAGGAATTATTGAAAGACATTGGAATCGTTTTGGGAATTGTCGCGGGGGCTTTGGTTGTTTACAAAACAGCCATGTTAATTTCAACAATTGCGACGGGCGGTTTTTCGACGGCTTTTGCTACTTTAAACGCTATAATGTACGCGAATCCTATCGGGGTTATAATTGGGGCGATTGCTTTACTTGTTACGGGCGTTGTTTTAGCAATTAGACATTTTGAAACATGGGGCGAAATCCTTCTATTCCTTAGTGGCGGGCTTGGAATGATTGTCGTTCTTATAAAAAAGATTTACGACGGTTGGGACGGAATAAAAAATGCTTTCAAGTCTGAAGGAATAATTTCTGGACTTAAAAAAATTGGTTCTATTTTGCTGGACGTTATTCTTTCGCCGTTACAAAAAATATTTGAAACCTTCGGAATGGATTCTTTCGCAAAGAGCATAAAATCGCTTCGTCAAAAAGTAGGAATTGACATCGAAAAGAAAACTACAACAACAGAACAGAAAAAGTTAACGAATCCTTTGGCTGGAACAATGGAAAAAACGAACAAGCGAACAAAAACAGGCGAATTCGTTATTCCAGAAGCTAAAACAAAAACGAAGAAAACGAAAGTTTCAAACCTTAAATCTGGACTTTCTGAAATAAAAACTTCAGCCCCCAAAACATTTAATATAAATATCAATTCTTTGATAAAGGAACAAAATTTCGAAATGGTTAAAGACGTTTCCGAAATGAAGACGCTAATAAAAAACGAAGTTTCCCGCTTATTGTTAGGCGTTGTTAACGACGTTCAAACAACATAACAAAATGGCTTTAGGTACTTACATAATTAACGGGGCTGGCGTTTCGGCTTTAAAGACTAAAACGTTTCGTATTCCAGAAGTTCCGAACGAAGATAAAAAGTCTGGCGTTTCTTATTTGGGGACGCCTGTATATTCAAATTTAAAGATACGTCCTTTTTCTTATGAAGATTTGGACGGAAACATTATTTCAATAAAAAAGGGAGTTACAATTAATTCTGTTTCGTTTACCATAACACAAACAAAAAACATCGTAACGACGCCAATACAAGGGCGAAACGGAACAGAAAAAGAATACGTTTCAGACGGCGACTTTCAAATAGAAATTTCTGGGTCAATAGTTTCAGAATCGAACAATTATCCAGAAGAAGACGTAAACGAATTAATCGAAATTTGCAAAGCACCGATTCCGATTCCTTCCGATTCTTTGATTTCGGAGTATTTGAATTGGTTCGGAATACATACGATTGTAATTGAAAGTTACGACTTCCCACAAGGCGAAGGGACAAGGAATCAACAGAATTTTTCGATTTCGGCAATTTCAGACATTCCGATTCAATTTGAAACAGACGAATTTTAATAATGAAAAGACTATTTTCTAAAATAACATTTACACACGCCAGCGGAAACACTTCTGTTTTTACGTATGTAAATGAAATTTCCATAAAGTCAACATGGAAAGAATTTGTCGATACTTGCGAAATAATAATTCCTAAAAACACAGAAAAGAACGGAAAAACGCTTGTAACTGGGTTAAACTCTTTGTTTAAGCGTGGCGACAAGGTTAAAGTCGAACTAGGTTATTATCCGAAGCTAGAAACTTATTTTACTGGGTATATTTCAAAAATAAATCTGGACGCCCCTTTGAAGTTGTTTTGCGAAAATGAAATGTTTTTGTTAAAACAAAACACTTTGACGAAAAGTTATAAAAACGTCACGTTAAAACAATTGTTGACAGATATTTTGCCAGCTGGAATAAAATTTTCAGTTCCAGACGCGACGCTTGGGGCGTTTAGAATTACGAATGTAACGCCGTTGCAAATTCTGGAAGAAATAAAAAAAGTTTACGGAATGGAAGCGTTTTTCAAAAATGGCGTTCTTTATTGCGGACTTATGTATATTCCAGAATTTTCGAAGGTTTTTAACATTACTAAGGAAAGAAACGTTATCGACAATTCTTTAGAATGGCAAAACGAAGAAGACGTAAAAATAAAAGTAAAAGCAATTTCCATGAAGCCAGATAATTCGAAAATAGAAATCGAAGTCGGCGACGTTGGAGGCGAGCAAAGGACGGCACACTATTATAATTTGACGGAAACACAGCTTCGAGAAATTGCAACCCGTGAAATAACAAAATTCAAATATACGGGTTATCGCGGTTCGTTCCGAACTTTCGGAAATTCGAAAATAAGTCACGGAGACATAATTAATTTGAGGTCAAAAAAAATAAAAGAGCAAAACGGAACATATTTTGTCGACGGAACGGAAACAACATTTGGACAAGGGGGATTTCGTCAAAACGTGGAACTTGGAAGAAAAGCAATCGTTAACGCTGGGACTTCTGTTTCGGAATTTGTTTCTGGTTCGTCGGCGTCTGGAATTTTTAATTTTGATTAAATGAAAACAAAAAAAAGTATTTCGGAACTAATAAAGGAAATCGCAAAAAATCCAAACGAAGAAGTTTATTCGGCTGTTTGCGTTGTTTCTTCTGTAAACGAAACAGAACGAACAATCGACGCAAAACCTGTTGACGGAAGCGGGGAAATTTTCGGCTGTCGTTTGCAAGCGTCAATAAATTCAAAGTCTGGATTTTGCCCTATTCCGAAAGAAGGTTCTTTTGTTCTTGTAACATTTTTAAATCAATTGAACGGATATGTCGCTTTGTGCACCGAAATCGACAAAATATTAATCGATACAGAAACGGAAGTAATATTTGACGGCGGGAATTTTGGCGGGCTTGTTAAAGTGGGAGAACTTACGTCTAAAATAAACGCTTTAGAAAGCGAATTGAATGATTTAAAGAATTTTATTACAGCATGGATTCCAGCACCAACGGACGGGGGGCTGGCTTTAAAGACGTTATTAACTGACTGGGGGACGTCTTTAATTGTCCCGACCAATAAAACGGAAATTGAAAACGATAAAATAAAACATTAAGAAATGGCGACTTATAAAGACATTATAACAGACAGCGACGGCGATTTAATTATTGATTCTGGCGACTTGAAATTCGACGAAAGTGATTCACAGCACGTCGAACACATATTAACAGCCGACAAAGGGCATTTTCGACAATTTCCCCTTGTCGGAGTTGGAATAAAAAGAATGACAAACGGCGAATTTAATTCACAGGAAATAAAACAAACGATAAAATTACAATTAGAATCGGATAATTATTTTGTTAAAAATATTTCTGTTGATAACGGACAAATTAATATAGACGCGGAACGAAAAAACAATTAATATGAAATACATCCCACAAAACGGACAAGACATTTTCGACGTTTTATTGCAAAACTTCGGCGATATTGAAAGCGGATTATTTCCGACACTTCAAACGAACGGACTTAATATTAATACAAGAACGCTATTTGGCGAAGAATTAACTTTAAACAACGAAGGCGTCGGCGTCGAAAAAGTGAAAAACTACTTTTTAACGTCTAATTTTACGACGAACAATTCCGACGAATTGACATTTATAAAATTCGGCGATTTCAATTCCGATTTTAACAAAGATTTTCTTTAATTATGGCGACTAGAAACGAAATAAAGGCTTTAATAGATAGTTACATTACTACAAACGGAATTCAAGCCATTACAGGGGTAAAATTGAACGAAGTTCTTCAAAGCATAGCGGATTTTTTTATTCATTCAGCGGATTACGACACGGACGGCGACGGAATTGTCGATAAATCGGAAACTTTACAAATAACAGCCAGAAATTCCACAGGATCAACGATAACAAAAGGAACGGCTGTTTATATTAGCGGAGCGACAGGAAATCGACCAAACATTATTTTAGCACAAGCCGACGCGGACGCGACAGCGGACACGACCATAGGAATAGTAGTTGCGGACATTTTGAATAATGCGGACGGGCAAGTTTGTGTTAATGGCACTTTACATGACTTAGATACTTCAGCATTTACTGAAGGCGATTTGCTTTATTTGTCGTCGTCTGTTGCTGGTGGGTTGCAAAACACTCGTCCAGCGTCCCCGAACCACGCTGTTTTTATTGGTTACGTTGCAAGAGTACATGCGACACTTGGAAGGCTTGTAATAAATATCGACAAGGGAAATCATTTAGAGTATTTACACGACGTCTTGTTGACGACCTTAGCGGACAAGCATTTTTTATATTACGATTCAGCTTCTGGGTTATGGAAGAATAAACAACTTGTTTACGGGGACGTTCATTTACAAACACAGGACGTTTCTTCGTCTGTCGGAATTACGCCAGCTTCAAACATCGACTTTAATAAAGTAATGGCACAAGCCGAAGCGTTAACGATAGCAAACCCAAACGGAACATTTGTTGAAGGTCAATCTTTCATTTTAAGAATTAAAGATAACGGAACAGCAAGAGCGTTAACATTCGACACGAAATACAGAGCAATAGGAATAACTTTACCTACAACAACGACCGCGAGTAAAACCATGTATTTGGGAATAATTTATAATGCTACCGACGACAAATTCGACGTTTTAGGTTTTAATGAAGAAGCTTAAAAATGAAGTATTTTAGTTTAATATCGTTAATGAACAAAACAGCACCTTCAAACCCTCTATGGGATAGCTTGTATGCTGTTTATAAGGCAGAATCTAATGCTAATGATAGTTTAGGCGTGTATAATGGTACTGCTCAAGGTGGACTTACTTATGGGGTAGGTAAAAGTGGCAATGGCTTTGTGTTTAATGGCACGAATGCCTACGTAAGTTTACCTAACAACTCGCTGAAATTTACAGGTAATTTCTCAATAAATATATGGGTTAATGCTGGTTCTGTTGCAGGGGGTACATTCCAAGCTTTAATCACAAGTTTTTATAACGTAGCTGGAACTAATTATTACGGATTTAGGGTGGCGTTAAACGTGAATGTAGCTGAGTTTACTATTTTCAATGGTACGGCAACTCAGACAACACTTCAAGCTGGAGGAGACCCATTAACAGCAAGTTCTTGGTATATGTTAACAATTGTTAGAGAGCAAGGAGTAGGTAGTTCTATTTATGTGAACGGCTCTTCCAGTGTTAGTAATTCAAGCACAATAGACCCAGTTTATGATACTACGCAATATTGCAATATAGGTGCGTTAACTTTTTCAGGTTCTCCTTTGCAATATATGACAAATAACTCTATTATTGATGAAATATATTTCTATGACAATAGATTATTGACGGCTGGAGATATAACAGAACTATACAATGCTGGTGCTGGAACTTTTTATTAATCTAAAAACAAATAAACATGAATGTTAGACAATTAACAACAGCACAAAAAGACCTTTTGGTAGGTCAAACATGGGGGTATCAAGGACAGAAATTCAACCCTATTCTTGACAACTTAGGGAATTGGATAATCTCAAACGAAGAAGTAAACGGGTGTACACTTGCACAAGCATTGGCTATCGGTTGCGATACTTGGTTAACAAGTTTGCCAGAGATTGTTTACGAACCAATTCCAAGTGAATTACCATAACAAAAAACAAACAAATGTCAAGAACAATTAAGGAAATATACGACGCGATAATAACAGAAAAAGAAACGTTTTCTTCTTTAAATACGCTCGTACCGAACCCAGATACAGCACAAACTTTTTTGACGGATTTAACTTCAGCCTCAAAGGTCGCAATTTGGCGTTTAATGTTCTGGGTTGTCGCTGTTGCTATTTGGTCACACGAACAAATTTTCGATTTACACAAAGCTGAATTAATAGAAATCGGGAACAATTTAATAACGGGGACGAAACGCTGGTATAAAGAACAAGCATTGCTTTTTCAATACGGCGACTCGTTGCAATGGAATCCGACGAAACTAAAATACGAATACGACCCTTTGTCTTCTGGAACTAAAATTGTGACGGCTTGTTCTGTTCGCGAAGTTTCTGGACAAGTTCGGATTAAAATAGCAAAGGACGACGGCGTCGGGGGATTAGAACCATTAACGCCAACAGAAGAAACAGCTTTTACTTCGTACATGAATCAAATTAAATTCGCTGGAACAAACGTTGCGATAACAAACATAAACGCGGACGACTTAAAACTTTCTATAAACTTATATTACGACCCGCTTGTTTTGAAATCGACGGGCGAATCTATTTTGAACGCTGGAATTTTTCCAGTCGAAGACGCGATAAACAATCATTTAAAAGAACTTCCGTTCGACGGAACATTCAATTTAACGAAATTTATCGACGCAATTCAGCAAGCCGAAGGGGTTGTCGACCCTGTTTTATTAAGTTCCGAAGCTAAAAGCGGGGCGAATCCTTACGTCGCAACGGGGCAAAATTATATCGCTTCATCTGGTTATTTAGCAATCGACGGGGCTTTTCCGTTGTCTTCTGTTATAAATTATATTCCTGTTATATGATTTGGCAAGTTAATTATCAAAATTTTGTTCGCGGGTTATTTCCGTATTTTTTAAGAAAAGCCAAAAATCTGGACTTTTTGAATTCCATGATAAAAGGCTTGCAATACGTTAACGATTTATTTGTAACGTTCAGAAATGATAATATCTTTCAGCTGGCGTTTAACGGACAAATAATTTATTTAGAAAAATATTTGAATTTAGTTTATTTGAATTACGACGTTTACCCGAACAACATTCATATAATTGACGGGGCAAATGTTGACGAATTTTTTCTGTACAATAAAAGCGAACTACAAAACCCTGTTTATTTTTACAATGATTCAGAAGGACATGCCCCTGTTTATTTAGAAAATAAATCGGAACAAACTTCGCTTTCAAATTATACGATAAACATTCCAACGGCTACGATCAGCGGAACAGATTATAAAGGCATTCCGTTTGACGTTTCAATTTTAAAGAATAGAGTAAACAAATACAATAACGCGGGCAAAACGTATGAAATTGTTTACTTTTAACAAAAAATAATCAAATGAATAAACTTATTAATACGGACTTAGGCGGGTTTCCTTTCGTTCTTGACGACCTTCGGTTTATGGACGACGCAAACAGGGAAGCTTTCAAAGGTTCGTTCTTTCATTTAATCGATTCCTCGCTTGTTTCTGACGGATTTCTTTTTGATAAAAATTCTGTTTTTTCGGCTGGAACGATTGGATATATTACAGGAAATTTAACTTTTCCAGAATCTTTTTGTTATATCGACGGCGAAATATATTTGATTCCAGAAACGATTCTTTCCGCTTCGTTTACTGACGGATATTATTACAAGCTAGAAGTCGACACTTCTTTTGATTCGGCGGGGACAAAAACCTTCGAAAGTACGGCTGTTAATGAAACTTATCAAATAAGACGGGCAAAATTAACATATACGAACACAATCGTAGCGGGAACAGATATTCCAGTAATGTTCGACGATACTTCGGGATTTCTTGGGGCTGGTCATTACTTAGACAGAAACTTTACTTTTTTCGGACGTATGG